TCTTCCAATCCCTCTCCTATGTCGGTCAGTGTTGTTCATCACAGCCCGTTTAATACCGATTCGAGCCAGTCGTAGCCAATGGCAACCAATGAGAACCAATCGCTGAGGGGGCTAACAGAACCACGCATTCACACGCCATTACACACAGGCAAAAGCCGCATGCAAGAGGTTGCAGATCTCGCTGACCTTTTGGAGATGCCGTTATTGCCGTGGCAGCGTTGGGTGCTTGATGATTATTTAAGTATTGGCGAAGATGGAAAGTTCAGGCGTAAGGTCGGGGGATTGTTAATCGCTAGGCAAAATGGAAAGACACACCTAGCGCGTATGCTCATTCTTTGGAAGCTATTGCAAGGCGAAAATGTGCTTGCTATGTCCTCTAATAGAAATATGGCCTTAGACACCTTTCAAAAAGTGGCAGGGTTATTTGAAGAATTCCCTTTTTTAAAAGCACAGGTAAAGGCGATTAGATATGCTAACGGAACTGAAAAGATATTACTTAATAACGGCGGCCTTTACGAAGTCGCTGCTGCTACACGCGATGGCTCTCGCGGTAAGACTGTTGATTTCCTTTATATTGACGAGCTTAGAGAAATTAGCGAAGATGCATGGACAGCTGCTAGACCAACTACAAGAGCAAGACCTAACTCGCAGACTTTCACTACGTCTAACGCTGGTGATGCGTTCTCAACAGTGCTTAACGATATGCGCGAAAGGGCTTTTGATTATCCACCTCCAGAGTTCGCGTGGTATGAATACAGCGCTCCTCAATTTGCTAAAATTGATGACCGAAAAGCGTGGCAAGCTGCGAATCCTGCGCTGGGATATTTATTTGATGAAAGCGCCATTGCAGAATCCGTGGCTACTAACTCTATCGAGAGTACTAGAACAGAAACGCTTTGCCAATGGGTTGATTCGTTGGCAAGTCCTTGGCCGAACGGATCGTGGGAAGCAATCGGCGAAAAAGATTTAACTATCCGAGAGGGCGCATACACTATCTTCGCTTTCGACAAGGCTCCGTCTGGCAGATTTGCCAGCCTTGTCGGGGGCTGGATAATGGAAGATGGTCGAATTGGCGTAGCCGTCATTCAGACTTGGGAAAATAGCGTTCAGGTAGATGATTTGAAAATAGCAGCCGATATTAAGGGCTGGATAGACAAATTCAAACCTCGTTTAACCTGCTACGACAAATACGCTACTCAAACCATCGCAGATAGGCTTTCAAGAGCTGGCGTAATGGTTGAAGATGTATCAGGTGCGCAGTTCTATCAAGCCTGTGGCGATCTGCTCGATAGTATTGTAAATATGCGTATGGCTCACCCGATGCAGCCAGAACTAGATAAACAAATGAATAACGTAGCCGCCAAAACCAATGATAGCGGCTGGCGTATCGTAAAACGTAAATCGGCTGGCGATGTATCGGCTCCTATTGCCCTAGCAATGGTCGTTCATCAGCTTCTAAAGCCAATTGCAAAACCAGCAATTTATTCACTTGAATAATAGTTGAACTTTCAACTATTCTGCTATACTTATACATATGGGTATATTTTCGCGTAAGACCACATCACAAGACACTTCATCGTCTAACTCGATCTTGGCGCAATATGCCCCTCAGGTTATGGGTGAAAACCTTAATCAATTAGTTACCTATATAACTCCAAGATTACAACGCAATGACGCCATGAAATGCTCAGCGTTGGCTCGCGCTCGTAATTTAATTTGCGGAACTGGCGCAACAATTCCAATGGCGTTATATCGTAAATCTACTGGAGAAGAATTAGGTTCTCCAGTATGGCTAGAGCAACCATCACTAGCTCAGCCAAGATTTGTAACTATTAGCTGGACACTTGATTCGTTAATGCTTTACGGCGTTGCTTATTGGGAAGTTACAGAAGTTTACGAAGAAGATGGCAGACCTAAGCGTTTTGAATGGGTTGCAAATACTCGCGTAACTTATGATTTAGATTTATACAACACAACTGTAAATCAATATTACGTTGATGGTTTCCCTCGGCCGATGTCTGGTATTGGTTCGTTAGTTACCTTTCAAGGTTTCGATGAGGGAGTATTAGCTCGCGGATCACAAACAATTCAAGCAGCTTTAGATGTGCAGCGCGCAATGGCAGTTGCAGCAGCTACTCCATTTCCTACTGGCGTAATTAAGAACACTGGCGCAGACATGACGCCGCAAGAAGTTCAAGGAATTCTAGGTGCATGGAAGCGCGCACGCGATACACGCGGAACTGCATTTTTAACTGCAACTCTTGATTACACTCCAACTTCATATTCACCTAAAGACATGGTTTATGCAGAAAGTTTGCAATACCTTTCGACAGAGGTTGCACGTCTTTGCAATATCCCTGCTTATATGCTTTCAGCAGATATGAATAATTCTATGACTTACTCAAACGTCATGGACGAGCGAAAGCAATTCTTTGCATATTCTCTTATGCCATATCTTGATGCTATTGCAGCTCGTTTATCTATGAACGACATTACTGCAAATGGCAATGAAGTTCGCTTTGAAGTTAATGATACTTTCTTACGCACTGAACCATTAGAGCGTTTAGCGGCAATAGAGAAAATGCTACAACTCGACCTAATCACAGTGGAACAAGCGCGTGAGATGGAAGAACTAACCCCTATGGGAAATGACGAGGTAAATTAGTGGATAACAAAATCCTAACCTTTAGTGCGGATATTACCTGCGATGCAGAAAAGCGCACTATCTCTGGCAAAATCGTTCCTATTGGAACTGGCGAAGTCGGTAACACCAGCGCAGGTCGCGTTGTGTTTGAATCTGGCTCAATTAAACTTCCAGAAGATCCTAAGAAAATTAAACTTCTTAATCAGCACAACATTAAAGAGCCTCTAGGCCGCGCTCAGTATTTCACAGAGGGCGGAGATGGCATTTACGCATCTTTCAAAGTTTCTTCATCTACTCGCGGCACCGATGCTTTGCTTTTAGCAAGCGAGGGCTTACAGAGCGGTTTATCTGTCGGCGTAGAAGTAGAAAAGTCATTTAACAAGGCAGGAGTAATGCACGTTACTGCTGCTAATTTGTTTGAAGTAAGTTTGGTAACAGAGCCAGCCTTTAAGTCTGCTCAGGTTATCGATGTCGCGGCATCAGAAGAAGCAGAAACACCTGCTGATGAAGATGCAACCACACCTACAAAAGAAAGCGAGGAAACTGTGGAGAATACTCCAGAAGTTTCAGCAGCTCCAGAGGTAGAGGCAGCATCAGTAGAAGCCGCCGCACCAAAGGTAACCGCTGCAAAGGTTTATGCGCAAGATCGCGTTAAGCCACTAACAGGCGCTGAATATCTTTCAGCAAACATCAAGGCAGCAATGGGAGATGATGAGGCTCGCCGCATCGTTCGCGCTGCTGACGATTCAACATCAACAAATACTGGTCTAACACTTGCACCACACCTACAGACCTTTATCACCGACACATTTACTGGCCGTCCAGCATTTGATGCGGTAACACGTTCTGCACTTACAGAATCAGGCATGAGCTTCACAGTTCCACGCCTTTATGTAAATAATGCAACACCTAACGTAGCGCCAACAGTGGCAGATACAAACGAGGGTTCTGCACCATCTGAAACAGGCATGACTTCAAGCTACGACACAGTAACAGTTAATAAGTTTGCTGGTTTGCAGCGCGTTTCATGGGAACTAATTGACCGCTCATCTCCAGCGTTCATGGATCTTATGATGATTGAACTTCGTAAGGCTTACGAAAAAGCAACAGACGCAGCTCTTATTGCTGAATTGATTTCATCAGGCACCGCAGCAACAGGCGTTGCAGCAACCGCAGCTGGCTTACAGTCATTTATTGCAACTGAGGGTGCAGCAGCTTACAAGGGAACCGGCGGCGATTTTGCTAACAAGCTAGTCGCTTCAACTGACCAGTGGGCAGCTATCGCAGGTTATGCAGATACAACAGGTCGTGCGCTTTACTCAGCACAAGGTGCAACTTACAACGCATCAGGCACAGCAGTTTCTTCATCAGTTCGCGGTGGAGTTCTAGGCACCGACTTAATCGTGGATCATAACATCACCGCTTCAGGCGTTGTAGATGATTCAGCATTCTTGATTGCACCATCTTCAGTGTATGCGTGGGAATCACCAACCACTCAACTTCGCGTTAATGTCTTAACATCAGGCGAAGTAGAAATTGCACTATACGGCTACCTAGCACTCTATGTAGCAAAGAGCGGTAAGGGCGTTCGCCGCTTTAACCTAGCTTAATAGCTAGAGCAGTTAAATCCGAGAGGGGCAGTTAGCCCTACTGCCCCTCATCGGTCATAAGAGAGGAAAGAGATGAGTTTAGCAACAGTTAGCGAATTACGCTCAGCACTTGGCGTTGGCTCACTCTACCCAGATGCCACTTTACAACAAGTATGTGATGCAGCAGACGATGTCTTGCTGCCTATGCTTTGGGTAAATAATTACTACAACATAGCGCATAGTAACGAAGCAACAACAGGCACACTTTACTTCCAAGAAGAAGTTACAAAGATTTTTTACGTTGGCCAGACAGTCGTTATTACTGGCAACGGATCTAAGCACAATGGTAATAAAACTATTACCGCAGTAGGCACATATTCAATTACCTACGCAATTACAGGCAATAACAACACTCCAGCGCCTTATCACCCAGTTCAGCCTTTAGGCCAAGTAGCAGCAGATACTTACGTTGATTGGACACTAGACGCAGCAGTTCAAGAAGCTGCTTTAATGATAGCGGTTGATATTTGGCAAGCACGTCAGGTTCCGGCTTCCGGTGGCGTTGCAGTAGATGGTTATAGTCCATCACCTTACAGAATGGGTAATTCACTCTTGGCTCGCGTTCGTGGCCTTATTGCTCACGCACTAGACCCTAACTCTATGGTGGGTTGATGCCTACTCCAGCATTAACTACCCTAAGAACCACAATAGCAACTGCTATTACAGATAACTCTAAGTGGCAAACTTTTGCATTTCCACCAGCAACTATTCTGGCTAATTCTGTCGTTGTGGCTCCAGATGATCCTTATATCTCGCCACAGAATAACCAGCACAATACCATCGCGCCTTTAGCGCATTTCAAAATTATTATTACAGTTCCAATGCTTGATAATCAGGGAAACCTTAATGGCATTGAAGATAACATCATCAGCGTATTCAACTTACTCGCTGCATCATCACTAGTTTTCAACGTAAGCGAAATTTCAGCACCTAGCGTTCTCGAAGCGCAGTCTGGAACTTTGCTAACGGCTGAAATGTCCATCTCAATCCTAACCTCTTGGAGCTAACAATGGCAGACCAATCACAGAACCCAGATTTGGCCTTTCTAATCAAGATTGGTCAAGTCCAACCAGAAGCACCAAAACCAGCCGCTAAGAAAGATGAGGAATAATCTAAATGGCTATTTTCCTAAATAACAATGTAGGCGTTAAGGTTAATTCAGTAGATCTTAGCGACCATGTTACATCAGTAACTCTTAATCGTTCATTCGATGAACTAGAAGTAACCGCAATGGGCGATACAGGCCACAAGTTCGTTAAGGGCTTAGAGGCATCTTCAGTAACAATCGATTTCCTAAACGATACCGCATCAGCAAACGTCCTAGCGACTTTGCAAGCTGCATGGGGAACCACAGTAGAAGTTAAGCTCCTACAGACAAAGGGAACCGCAGTTTCAGCAACCAACCCACTTTACACATTCAACGTGTTAGTAAATAACACAACAGACATTAACGGCGATGTAGCATCTGTCGGTATGCAGTCTGTAACTTGGAACGTGCAGGGTGCAACCACAGTAGCAACTACTGGAACATTCTAATAACAGAAAGATAGGGCAATGGCAAAACTAAAGATAACCAGAACAGACGGAACTACAACCGAACACGAAATTAGTCCAGCAGTGGAATATGCTTTTGAACAAACAAAAGGTAAAGGTTTTCATAAGGCTTTTCGTGAAGATGAAAAAAGTTCAGATATTTACTGGTTGGCTTGGGAATGTTTGAGACGTTCGGGTGAAACTGTTAAACCTTTCGGCATTGACTTTGTGGAAACACTTAAAGAAGTCGAGGTGCTAGAAAGCGACCCTTTAGGGTAGATCGCGGCTCCCTCACCTATTTCATTGCTCGTTTGAGCGTTGAAATGGGGGTCGCACCACAATATCTTTTGGAATTAGACCATAAGATGTTAAGCGCAATAATTGAAGTATATAAAGAAAAGTCGAAAGCGATAGAAGATGCCAGTAAGCGCAAAAGGGGTCGTAGAGCTTAGAAAGGCTTTGCGCTCTTTTTCGCCTGACTTGGGAAAGTCTTTATCTAGCGAAATGGGAAGCGCATTAAAGCCAATTACTAGAACTGCTCGCGGTTATTTACCAAGCAATTCAGAGGTATTAAGTAATTGGCAAGGCACAAAGGCACGAACAGATGGTCGCTTCCCACAATATGACCAAACAGTGGCTAGACGTGGAATCACTTATAAAACCACACCAAGCAAGCCAAATCGTAAAGGCTTCCGCTCTTTAGCAACTTTATTTAATAAATCTGCCGCTGGAGCTATTTATGAAACCGCTGGACGTAAAAGCATGGATTCTGTATTTGTGCGCAATCTTGATAATAAAAAATCAGCAACAATAAAAGGCAAAGGCAAAATGCAAGGCCGAGCCTTATATCGCGCTTGGGAAGAAGATCAAGGTAAGACCACAGCAGCAGTATTTAAGGCTATTGAAAAAGCAGCCGCAATGTTTCAAGCTAGGAGCAAGGTTAAATGAGTAATGTCTTAATCTCCGTAGTTTCCGAGTTTGATAAAAAAGGTTTTTCAAACGCTGAAAAGGCAACATCTTCATTAGATAAGAGCATGAAGAAACTGGGGAAAACAGTTTTAGGCGTTTTCTCGGCTCAGAAAATTCTCTCGTATTCTAAGGCTTCTATTAGGGCATTTGCTGAGGATCAAAAATCAGCTGCTTTACTATCTAACCAATTAAAAAATCTTGGCCTTGCCTATGCTTCGGTTGATGTCGAAAAGTTTATTAGTCAATTACAAGCACAAACTGGCATATTGGATGATGAATTACGTCCAGCCTTTTCACAATTAGCACGAGTAACTGGATCTGTGGCTGAAAGCCAGAAATTGATGTCGGTTGCTTTTGATACAAGTAAAGGCGCAGGGATTGGTTTCTTGGAAGCCGTTAAAACTCTTAGCCAAGCCTATGTAGGTAATAAAAAAGGATTAAAGCAACTTAACTTAGGTTTAACTCAAGCCGAACTAACGGCAATGTCTTTTGAAGAAATCCTTGCCAAAATAACAAAACAATTTAAGGGCGCTGGGGCAGCAGCATTATCTACTTATGCTGGCAAATTAGATTTACTTAAAGTAGCTGGGGAAAATGCAAAAGAAACCATCGGCGAGGGTTTTGTCGATGCATTTACCCTTATTGCTGATGATCAAGACTTTAATGATGTTTTAGGTGCAATTGATGGTGCTGCGCTGGCCGTAGCGGACATGATTAGAGGCGTAGGCGTTGCCTTACGCAATATTGATAGCGCAACTCCTGACTGGTTAAAGAAATTAGTTAATCTAAATTTTAGCGTTGGCTGGATGGGCTTATTACGCGACATGGGCGCGAACTCTCGCCGTCAGGCAGCTATTGGACTTGGCGGTTCTTACTTCACCAAACAAGCTAACGATAAATTAGCTGCTGCCGCAGAAAAAAAGCGCCAAGCAGATTTACTAAAAACCGAACAAGCACGTTTAACTTTACTTCGAAAGCAAACCGCTGAGAAGCGCGCTCAAGTAGCATTAGATAAGGCTAACAAGGCTCTATCGGCTGCTAGCGCGATGTTTGACCCACAGGGTATTCAGATAGCCGCTGCGCTTCAAGGTAATATAACCGCCGAGCAACGCGCTCGCCTAGAATTGATGCAGAAAATCTGGGAACTAGAGCAAGCTATTCAGGCTGGCAATACCGCTTTAATAGAACAATTAACCGCTCAACTACTAGAACTTACTAAGCAAACAGCTCAGTTAAACGCTAACTTTGCTGCTTTAGAAAAAATCAATGATGTAATGAATAAAATTGGTTTTGGCCGTCAATTATTTGATATTAGCAATATTGAACGCACACTTGAATTATTAAAGAATATTGGTGGTGGAACTTATACTCCATCTACATTTGTGCAGAATTTTCCTCAAGAAGTATATAAAGCAATGCTATTTGACTTACCTAATGCAGCTGCTGAACAAGTAGTCGTGCCAGACGTAGTGGTCAATATTGATGGCAACGTATCAGGCTTAATCGATATAGTAGTCGATGGCTTGCAACAAAAGAGCGCATCAGGAGTAGATACTCGCATTTTGCGTAATACAGGTGGGTTTAGCTGGTAATGACCTATCCAATAACCCCTAACCTAACAGTCTATTTTACCGATGGAGCTACTTTCGGCTACCCATTTATTATCGGTGATGAAACTTATGGCGTTATCGGCACAGGAACTTTAGGCTCTGATAGTAATAACAATTTGGTGGTAGATGTATCCGACCAATGCGTTAAAGCCAACATGCGAGCTGGCTACAACCTGTTACAAGACCAATTTCAAGCAAGTGAAGCTACTTTCCGTTTAGTAGATCCTAATGGTGATTGGAACCCAACTAATACCGCTTCGCCTTATTATGGCTATTTAACACCGCTTCGTAAGATTCGCTTTAGCGCCACTTACGGCGGTAGCGGTTACTTCTTATTTTCAGGTTACATCACAAGTTACAACTATTCTTATCCTAAAGACCAAGAAATCGGATATGTGGATTTAGTTTGCGTTGATGCTTTCCGTTTGCTGAACCTTGCCGGAATTACCACAGTGGGCGGTGCTACCGCAGGGCAAGACACAGGCACACGAATTACAAAGATTCTTGATGAAGTAAGTTTCCCTACCAGCTTGCGTTCTATCGAAACGGGTTTAACCACAGTTCAAGCAGACCCAGCAACATTACGCACGGCTTTAGCAGCAATTAAAAATGCTGAGTTTTCTGAGCAAGGCGCGTTCTATTTTGACGGCTCAGGCACGGCAACTTTTAAGAACCGCCAGAGCGTTCAAGAGGCGGCAGGTGCTACCCCAACAGTCTTTGCTAATGACGGCTCAGGTATTTCCTACTTTAACTTGCTTCCAGTCTTTGACGATAAACTAATTATCAACGAAGCTAACATAACCGCTATTGGTGGAACGGCACAGAGCGCAACCAACGCTACTTCTATTGCTAAATACTTCCCTCATTCAGTCAATTACGACAACCTAGTAGTCCAAACCGATGCCGAAGCCTTGAACATCGCTAAGGTTTATGTCGCTACTAGAGCTGAAACCAGCATTCGCGTAGATGCCATGACTTTAGACTTAACTACCC